ATTTGTATTGTTGATGAAAAAGGTATTGTCAAAATTTATTCCAGAAGTGGTATTGAATTTTGGACATTATCCGTTGTAAAAGAAGAAGTTAATAAGCTGAACTTAAAGAATATTGTTTTAGATGGTGAGGTTTGTATTGTTGATGAAAACGGAAATGAAAATTTTCAAGCCATTTTAAAGGAATATAACCGTAAGAATCACACCATCAAAAATCCCCGATTCAAATTATTTGACATGATTCCCTTAAATGAGTTTGTCAGTAACAAGGGAAAAATTCCATTTTCAACAAGACAGAAAAATTTAGAGTATGCTATTTTTACCCAATCCAATTATACCGGAAAGGTTCTAAATCTTATTCCTCAATGGAAAGTAGAATCAGGAGAACATCTTGTTGAACTTACAACCTTAGCAGAAAAAAATGGATGGGAAGGTATAATGATTCGCAAAGATATTCCTTATGAAGGTAAACGTTCAAATAACCTATTGAAATGCAAGAAGTTTTTGGACAATGAATACATAGTAAAAGGAGTCGAAGTTGGTCCTTTTAGGGTCATTGTAAATGGTTTAGAGGTCACTGAAGAGGTTCTTAGTAATGTCATAATAGAACACAAAGGTTGTGATGTTGCTGTAGGTTCAGGATTCTCTATTGACCAAAGAAGACGATACAAAGAACATCCTGAAGAAATAATTGGAAAAGAAATAACAGTTCAATATTTTGAAGAAACTAAAAATCAGGATGGAGGATTTAGTTTAAGATTTCCAGTTGTGAAAGCGATTTATGAAGAAGGGAGAAAAGTTTGATATTCAATCCATTAATAGAGACAAGGTAGTTCTTATTTTAAAATGGTGCGAAAATAAATTTGGGAAGTCAACTCATTATAAGAGATTTCCCAAATTACGTGTTTATAGATCAAAAGGAACAGCAAATCCAGATTATAGAGATACAGGTTTATTAGGAGAATTTCATAACGAAACAATAAAGATATTTTTAGGTTCCCATACAAGTGTTAAACAATTATGTCGAACTGTTATTCATGAGTATAAACATTATTTGATGGGATTAAAAGAATTCTATCAGCTTTATGGAAAATTTGTTAAAAAAGGAAAAAATTTAGATTATATTGAAGATCATCATCCTCATGAAATAAAAGCAGAGCGCTTTGAAAAAAGATGGACCGATATATGTTTTAAAGAATTAAAAAATAAATTATATGAATAAAGTTAAACCGATTTCTCCAAAAGAAATTATCGAAAGAAAACAAGATTCAATTCCTGATGAAATTTTTCAGGCAGTTAATGAGATGATTACTAAAAATTGGAATGGTCATTCATCAACCTTTAGACAATCAGATTTAGTAGATCATTATTTCTCAATTGTTGGCGGAGGAGAATTAGACAGTGACAGACAAAAAGTTTATGATAATCACTGGTTTGATTTTGAGGAGATTTATAGAAAAGCTGGATGGTCTGTTGAGTATGACCGTCCTGGTTATAATGAGAGTTATCCGGCAACATTTACGTTTAAGAAAAAAAGAAAATAATATGATACCAAAATTTAAAAATCGACCAAATAAATCCTATAATATCGATGGAAGAGAAGTATGGGATTCACGTTCTGCTGCCGTTAATTTAGCCATTTTAGTTTGGACCCATAATTTAGAAGGTCCTTACGTTCTGGCTTCAAAACGTGGTCCTGCTGCAGCAGATAACAGGGGAAAAATGAATCTTGTTGCTGGTTATTTTGATTGGGACGAATCAGGAGAAGAAGCAATTTATAGGGAATCTTGGGAAGAATGTGGAATTTATCTTCCTGATTTGATTAAATCAGCTGAAGAGATAATATCAAATGACCTTGATAATCCATGGTACACAAATACAAAGCCAACAGAAAATAGGCAAAATATATCATTGAGATATGGTATTGCAATGATTTTAAAAACAAACAACTTGCCTATTTTATCAACAGAACACAACGAAATCCCAGGAGAGGTTGAAGACCCAATATGGATGCCTATCGAAGATATTGACAAATATAATTGGGCTTTTAATCATGATAAGGTTATATTTGATTATTTCAAGATTATTGAAGGGAAGATGGGATAAATAAATAAAAAAGCAATGGAAAAAGAATACGGTTCCGTAACATTCTTAAATTCAATAAAAGATACCTTTCCATATGTAGAAGCTGCTATTATGATTCTAGATAATAACTTTAATTGGTGGAAATCAAATTATGAGTTACTAGAAGAAACTTTAGCTAATGAAGTAAGAGGAATTGCTAAAAATCCTGTTGAAATAAGAACGAGATTCACTGTTTATAGTGGTCCAGATGAATTAGTTGAAGCAGTTAAATGGACGGGCCCTGCTATTGAATTTACATTTATGGAAACTTCACCTGATGTTGTTTTAAAAACCAAAAATAAAATTGGAAACACATGGGAAGGACATAGATTAATTACAGAAGATAATAAATTATTTGTATTATTCGAATGAGATATAATTGGAATGATTATCTGATAAATATTCACATTTCCAATTATTGATATAAGAGTTTGTTTTTCGAGAATTTAATAAAGTTTTTCCCGAAACATGAAATTCTTGGCAAAATTTGTTTAGGTTTCCATAACACATCCAACTTTGATTGGTTAATCCATTATGAATAAAATATTTTTTAGCATTTGGATTTCCATTTCCTGTAGTTTGTTTTTTTCTTTTTTCACGCATTGCCGAAGCTTGTTCCTTATAAAATTCTTCATATGATTTATTTTTCCTGGCGTCACTTAATTTTTGTTTATGATTTTCTGTTTTTGGTCGTTTCATTTTCGTTTTAGTTTCTTGAGAATGCTTTTTTCCTAACATTCCATTAAATGGCAAACCAACAACACCCTCTCCTCCTATTGTTAAGTTATATCCTCCCCGGCTTACATGGGAATTCATTTTATTAATCCAATAAATTTCTCTTTCTTTCCAATTATTTTCATTAACATATTCAATAATGCCTTTTACGAAATTATTTTTTCCATATAATTTGATAGCTTTTTTAATTAACGTTCCGCTTCCCAAATATTGGTCATATTCTTTATTTGATGCATGAAAACCAACATATATTTTATTATTTAACAGATTTTTAACAAGGTAGATATAATAATATTTGAAAATCATATAAAACTTTTTTTTATTTTTGTATAATATCTAAATATATATTCATGAAAGTTTCAGAATTATTTACAGAGAAGCTTCGTCCTAAAAATCTAAATCAATTGATTGCGCCAGCACGAATAAAGGCTGAGCTTGCACAAGGACTAACACAAAATATCTTATTGTATGGTTCTGCTGGTACAGGGAAAACATCTTCCCTGTTTATTTTAGCAGAAAATCACCCATATCTTTATATTAACGCATCTTCAGAACGAGGAATAGATGTTATTCGAGAAAAAATATCTAAATTCTGTTCCACTATATCATTAGAGGGAGGCTCTGAAAATCTTAAATGCGTTATATTAGATGAAATAGATGGTGCCACCGAGGAGTTCTTTAAGGCCCTGCGATCGGTTATGGAACGATACGCATCCACATCAAGATTTATAGCATCTTGTAATCATATTCAAAAGGTTCCAGGTCCAGTTCAATCACGATTTCATCTAATTTCTTATGACGCAATAGATAATGATGAAGAAAAATATTTGATTGAAGAATACAAAAAGAGAATAGCTAAAATTTTGGATGCTATAAAAGTAACTTATACTGATGAAATATTAACTAAGTTTGTAGTTAATGATTTTCCAGATATGAGAACTCTTGTTCAAAAAATACAAAGTTTTTATTATAGGGGAATTAAAGAACTTGATCCTCGAAACTTTAATATAAATTTTGATTTTAAAGAGTTATTTGATCTTTGTTTAGCAAAACCAAATCCTGTAGATAATTATAAGTTTGTGGTTAATCAATATGGAAACAAAGTTGATGAATCACTTGCTGTGTTAGGAAGGGACTTTCCTGAATATATCAAAAATAATTATCCAAGTAAAGTGGATCGAATCCCTCTTGTAATTATTTGTGTAGCCGAATATCTATATCAAAAAGAATTTGTTATCGATCCGATGATTACTTTAATGGCTTGTGTATATAAAATACAAGAAATTTTAAAATGAAAAGAGATCAGATATTTACATATTTGATACCCATATGGCTAAACATAAGCATGTTATTTTTTATTGCTGTTTTTACTTATATAACGATAGAAGAACCTGAAGCTTTTTGGGGGCTTTTGTGCATTCTTTTGGTTTTTTATTATGTTTCCAAAACAGAATTAGGACTAATAAACATGATTAAAAAAATATCAAAGGAAAGAAAATCTTTGGCTGCTTATAGAGAATATTCAAAAGGAAAAATTAATCGAAGATATTGTTTAAAAAGGCACAAAGAAATAAAATTGGATAAAATATTGCATCATTTAAATAATAAACCAAAGTTTAGATCACCGGGAATTTATGTAGTTGAGATGGATGAAAGCCGAATAATACACGTTCCTCCAGCTGCTGTATGGAATGCTCAACATATGAACAATGTTTAACAGTTTTTTAACAGAAAACATTTTTGTTTTTAACTTTTTTAAATTACATTTGACTTATGAATATTCAAACTAAATATGATTCAGGAGATACTGTATTTTTTATAAAAGCAGGAAAGAAAAAAGGAGATGTTAGCATACGTATGGCTCAAGTTATAGGATTTTCTGCTATTCATCATAATGGGCATAATGTAGAAATTACCTACAACATTAAGGAAATTTATACCGGATTTGGTTCATCAAATGAAGAACATCAGATAGATGAGGATTTTTTATACCAAAATGAAGGAGAAATACTTGCCTTTTTTAAAGGAAATATACGAGCTTTTTTAAATAAAAATAAAGAATTTAATGGTAGAGTTAAAGAACCAGAAAAAGACGATTTACCGTTTTAAAATATAATTATGACTAATGTAATATTCGATTTATCAAACATGTTTTTTCGTAGTCTCTTTATTGTTGGAGGGTACGGATCAAAAAATTATTCATTCGATAATCAGACAGAAGTGGATCAATTAATGAGAAAAGTTTCTACTGATGTATCATTTATAATAAGACAACTAAATCCATCTAGAGTAATTTTTGCTCTTGATTCAAGATCTTGGAGAAAGGAAATTTCCATTGATGAGAATGATGGATATAAAGCCAATCGAGAAAAAAGTGGAATGATCAATTGGGACAATGTATTCAACACGATGAGGGAATTTGGAGATATTTTAAATTCCAATGGATTTATTGTCACTAAAATTGATTCAGCAGAAGCAGACGATATCATAACTTTATGGAGAGACAAGTTATTATTCGATCAAAATCAGCATGTTATTATTGTTTCTGCTGATGAAGATGTACGCCAATTGGTTTCATTTTTTCCATATGAACCAGGAAAAATGGTTTTCTCAACAGTTTATAATCCATTTTCTACAGGGAAAAATGCAACAAAGAGATTGTTTGTTTCAAACCACTTCAATGAATGGATTGAAAAGCAAGATGGCGGTGATATTTTCAATAGAGCTATTGATGTTGACAAAGAAGATTTTAAAAAGCTACGAGACAACGAAAAAGTTAGTGTTGAAGAAGTAGATGGAAATTATATAGCCATGAGAAAAATATTCTGTGGCGATGATGGTGATAATGTTCCATCGATTTATTCATGGCTAAATGACAAAGGAAAAACTGTTAGAATTACTGAATCCAAATTTCAAAAGATTATAGATTATATTGGAGCAAAGGATTATCTTGATTTAGTAGAAAAGGCCCCAATTATTTATGATCAAATAACAGAAATGGCCGGCCACACACCTTCATTTCGAAATATTGTTGATCGCTTAAATAGGCAAATTAAATTAGTTGTTTTAGCACAACATGTTTTTCCTGATGAAATAGTACAAAAATTTCATCAAGATGTTGATGAACAACTAAGACGACCAACAGTACATCCACAAAATTGGAATATGAATTCCTTATTAGAAGGTACCAGATATGTACGAAATAATAGTGGAAATGAAGCTTCTATTTTCAAAGAAATTGACAGATTAAATACACAATTATTCTAATGAGTATAGATGATTTGCAATATGATTGGGAACACAAACAAGAGATAATCTTAAGAGGAGAACTATATGTTGAAATTGTTGAATCAAAATCAACCGGAGAACCTTCTAAAAGATTAATTGAAATATTCTCCAATCTAATTGTTGAATCCTTAAAAAACTTTCAATTTTCCTATAGTTCATATGATGATTTATATCAAACTGCGTTCTTACAACTTCTATCATATTGGAAAAATTATAATGAAAAGAAAGGAACAGATCCAAAAATGTATATGATGCAAATAATTAAAAGCGCATTGGCTTGTGAATATATGAAAATAACAAAATTAAATAAAACAAATATTATATGCCTACAGGATATACAGCAGGAATAATAGATGGAAAAATAAATTCATTTTATGATTTTGCTTTAGTCTGCGTAAGAGCCTTTGGAGCAACGATTCATATGAGAGATGAAAATCTTAATGTAAAATATGAACCTGCCAAACCTGATCCATATTATGTAGATCAGGTTAAAGAAACAAGAGATAGAATGGTTGAAATATTTTCAATGACTGATGAAGACATCATCAAAAGAGAAAAGGCAAAAATTACAAATACAATACAATATCATTCTGAAAGAATTAAAGAGATAAATATTCTTCGAGAAAAACTTGAAAAACTTCTTAGCGAAGCAAAAAAATATGACCCTCCAACTACTGAACATGTTGAAATAAAAGAATTTATGATTCAACAATTAGAATCAACTATTGAACATGACTGTGATACTAAATATCACGAAGAATATTTAGAATTGGCCGAACAATGGAAAAATGATCCTATTGATCCTAAGTCTATTAGAAACTCTATGTTAGATGATAATAATAGAGATATGCAACATGCAGAAGAAAAGCTAAAGGAAAACGAAGAAAAGTGCAAAGAAGCAAATAAATGGGTTCAAGTATTTTTAGATAGTATTAAAAAATGAAAGATCTACAAAAACAATGGGAAAATAAACAAGAAAATGAGGTTTTTAATCCTCAAAATCTTGAAGAAGCATTTGAGTGGATGGATAAACATATGCCCGGACTTTTCACTAGTGTCAGAGAAACATCAACTGCTGGATTGCATCATGGTGCAGGAACTTGGCTAAGAAATAATTTACATTTATGGGAAGATTGTGGTAAACCTTATAAAGAGAGAACCCCTTTGTCAAGATGGTTTAATGATAATGGTATTTTTCATCCTGATGACATGAGCGGAATTTTATTTGATTCCTTAGAAAGGCATTTAAAAGGGGAAGATCTAAAATTAGAAGAACAATTTAAATTTTATATAGATTATTGGAGTAGGGTTGACCCCAACGTTAATAAAGGAGGCATGTAATGAAACCATTATTTATATTGTTTGTAGAGATGGGGACAATGTCCGCTGTAAAGCTCGAGAGAGAATGACAGAGGCAAGAGATTATTTACAAAAACAAATAGGTGAGGATTTTAAAATAATAATACTTCCAACAATGAAAGGACCAAGTCGAGTACAATTTTACCCCCCTGGAATAGAGATTGATGATTTTTCGGAAGATTTAATAAAAGAATTGGCTAAAAAAACATCACTAAAAAATGTTAGAATTCAATTAAATAAAAATTTAACAGAAAATTAACAGATTTTGGAAAACTTTTTGAGCGAGCTGCATAAAATAAGTAACCTGGAACTCCAGGAAAAAACTATCTAAATATTATATACCTTTATCCGGAAATGGAACTCTTTGAACTCACAAAGATCATGTTTGAAAAACCAGAAGAATACTCTTCGGTAACCCCTGGAGATAAGAGAAAACACTTCTTCATGATAAATCGAAGAATGGCGATTCAACATCCTGAAGAAGCTCAAGCTTTACAACGTCTTAAAATAAATGAAGCAGCAGTTGTTGATTTCTGGCAACGATTTCTTATTCGAAAATATAAAGGAAAGACACCTTTTTGGATGTTTATTGCTGGTGTTAAAAAGAAACAAGAAGAAAAAGAAAAGAAAATAAACATAAAGGAATCTGTAATAAAACAATATGCTATTAAATTTGGTTATGACTTAAAATCTGTAAGAGAAGCTATTGAAATTTTTCCAGATTCAATGAAAAAAGAATTACAAAACTTTGAAAAAATATTAGAATCATGAGTGAATTATTACAAAAATTGACATTAGTATTTATGATATGGGAAGTTTTGAGACTTTTCATTAGTAAACTTTCTTGGGAAAATGTTGTTTCCAGTTGGAATAAGAAAAATGAACCTCAATTAATCAAGGGAAAATATCCATTACTAAATTTTATAGGTTATGCCTATATGATTTATCTCGTATTATTATTATTTACACAATGGTGGTGGGTTTCTTTAGCTATGATTGCCTTAGCTATATTAACAACCATATCAATGTTTCCTGCTATTAAAAGAGGCGATTCATTTAGTCTTCATATATTTTTGATGTATCTTGCAGACGCAGCCATAACTCTAATTTTGCTATGTCAGATAAATAATCCATTAGAACGGATATTATAAATGTTTAAAATTGAAATAACATCACATCGAAATTATCGTGTAAGTCTTGCAAAAAAGACTATACAAATTTTCGATATTGAGTCCCAAATAAGAAAAGATAAAGAGTTGTTTCAAGCCTATCAAGCAAACATCGCTATGTCATTTGTAGATCATGCTTATCATTGGAAAAAATTTCGTAAAAAATGCTATTTAAGTGGTGCAGATATTCATCAAATTGCTAACGATGCAGCTAAGAATTTTTTAAATATGTGGCTGAGTAGATGAAAAAAAGAGACAAAATATTTAGAGAAGTAAATTACAGAAAGTTTTTAGGTCGAGAAGACGAAACAGATACTACAAAACCCCCTATTGCAACAGTTAAAAAGGTTGTGGAATGTTGGCAAAAAGGTGGATTAGATGCCGTCAAAATATTTTTAAATGAATCAATTGTATGGGGAAATACTTGGGAAGATAAGATTAAGAAATTAATAAATGAAGGAAAAACTCTCTCTGCCCAAGCCGAAATAGAATTAGTCGCATTTAACTTAGATTTTAGAAATCAATTATATAAAAAGAAATTAGACCCTAATAAAATTCAAAAACATGGACGTTAAAAAACTACTTGAAGCTGTAGAAGAAAAAAATCTTTCAATTAAAGATTTAACAATTCTAAATTTAGTACCGAATGTTGTAGATGATGTTGTAATTGGTATTCCAAATGGGCATGTGGAAGCGTATCTTCCTAAAGATATGTCTGGAGATAGGTACAAAAAGTGGCTTAAAGGACGTGGTGGTATATTTTATAGAGATTTAACAAGGGCTAATTCGAATCGTCCTCATGGAAAGTATGTACTGCTTGAAGGAAATAACTCCAGAATGATTTCGAGGTTAATTGATGATGACGAAATAGAATTCTTTAGTGTACTTAAATTAATAGATGGAAAAATAAAGGATCACCCCTATATGACTATTCGTACACTAGAGGAGGATGAGAAACTAACATCTACTCAAAGATATATAAAAGAAAACGATGAGGAATATAATTCTGAAATAAGAATTACCATTCCGAACAATGATATATCCTCAGAAGAGCCTGAGGACAGTGAACCTGATCATGGGAATGTTTCCCTATTTGAAGATTAGTTCGCTTCACAATCCCTAAAATAAATAAGCTCTATAGCTTAATAGATGCTATTGATGTAAAATTTTTTTGAATCAATTATTTTATTTAAATTTACATTGTTGAGTAAATGCTAAAATAATTGCGTACATCTTGGCATTAAGTTAAACTAAAAAAATGAATTATGAAAGTAGTAAAACAAACTAAAAATTTGCAAACGAAATCCGGAAAATTTAAAAAATTCTTTTTAATCAACTTTTTATTCTTAATCAGTTTTATGTTTTCTTTCAATTCCGGAGAAACACCCGTGAATGCTCAGTCCTTTATTGGTTCTGATTTTTCGAATACAGCTTATGTTTATTCTGTTCGCGATCGAGGGCGTATGGAGTTAATAAATGAAGTTAAGCTCTATATGCATGAAATTGCTCCGGATTCTAAGTTAGATCCGGAGTTTCTAGTCTTAAAATGTCTAGAGTACGACATGGATATTGCATTTGTTGTTGCCCAGGGTATATTAGAATCACATCTTGGGACAAAAGGACTTGCAGTTCAAACAAATTCGGTATGGAACGTTGGCACTTATGATAATGGAGAGATCAAATATCGATACAGCAATGTAAATGAGTCAATAGAACCATATTTGAAACTCCTTAAAGACAAATATTTAATTAACATATCTATTAAAGGTGATACAATATATAAAGACTTGAATCATTTATTACAAGACAGAGGATATAAAAACTTAAAAGGAGAAAGATATGCTACGGCTTCTTCATATGAAAATTCATTGCGAAAGATAATGATACAGATCAATATGGACACTAACATTCAAATGTACCAGCAAGTAATAACATTATCAGACGAAAAAATATTAGCCTATTTTGGACCAATAGAAAAAGAGATCGTTTCAGATTTAAAAGAAATTGCAATGAATTAGAAATCATTCAATTTTAATTTGAAGGGGGTTTTAACCCCCTTTTTTATTGGGGTAAAGTAATATAATTAAAGATATATAAAATAAAATTTAACCTATGCCTTTAGATTGGGGAAATCCAAATACTTATAATTATGTAGATCAAGAACATAATTTGATGTTATGTCGAAATGAAGAATGGAATGTTACAATCGGAGGGGGTAGATACGAAGCAATAGCTAGATCATTTATTGCCTATGTTTGTTATGGAGACGAAAGATTTATTGAAGGAATAGAATCTTGCTGGACAAAAAAACAAATTAGAAAAAAATACAAATATGTTGGACGTCCATATCCTGTTAAGGCTGATAAATTACCTCCGTTTGTTGCTGATCACGTAGCTTATTCTATCTTTGCTTTTAAATATGCTGGGTATTCTAAAGAATCACTTAAAGATTTTATTAATCACACAAAAATAAATTTTAATCCATCTTTATATTTATGGGCCAAAGCTTTAATTGGAAACAAACTAAATGATCTTTTATTTTATTTTTATATGATTCCAAAGGTTAAACTTGTTACATTATGGAACAAGCTCATTTATAAAATTGCCCCATTTGAAGATGAGGTTTGCCAAAATGGATGGATTAAAGTAGATAATGATTTAAAACCAGAAAGAATAAAAAAATTAGCTAAAAAATTATATTCAATTGAAAAATTACACATGTTAGCGTGGCAAATATATTTTATGCCCGAATCCAAATTAAAAACAAAGTTGCAAAAAATGTGTTTAAAAATAACTCCTAGACATAATTATGTGATAAAGATGATATTAGGATCTAAGGAAAATATTTCTAAAAATAAAGTTAATAATTATAAACCTATGACAAGTTATAGATGGCACACAATATTAAATCCTTGGATAACGGATCGTGATCTGAGTATATTAACAGACGAAAAATTATTACAAGCTAATGTGTTAGATGTTGATTATGTAAAGACTTTATATAATACTATTTGGTGTCCACCGATAGATAAGAAAATAATAAATTAATATGAATTACGTATTTAATCTACAACCAAGCCCAAAAGATGATAGAGACTTTTTACTTGAAAGTATTTATCCATATTCTGTGGCTCTTCCTGCAACACTAGATCTTCGTAATGGAATGCCTTCTGTTAGAGATCAGGGACAATATGGAACTTGTTCTGCACAAACTGCCGCGGCAATGAAAGAATGGCAAGAACGAGTAGATGTAAATTTTAAAAGTTACATGTCACCACAATTTGTTTATAATTTAAGAGAAAACTATGGAACAGAAGGAATGACACCTAGAGACACAATGAAAATTTTATATCATGTTGGTATTGTTCCTGAAAAAGATTATCCATATGCTTCTTCATTTGAAAATTTGGATCCATCTGCTTTAAAACCAATGTTAGCAGAAACAGCTGCCAAGTACAGAATTTCTGGATATGCTGCAATAGGAACCATAGATTCTTTGAAAAAAGCTTTACTTGCAAACGGTCCTTGCTACATCGCATTTTCTGTTTACAATCCCGAAAAAAAGGAATTCTGGAAACCTGATTTTCCAAATCAACAAGCCATGGGAGGACATGCTGTTACAGTAGTAGGGTGGTTAAAGGATTCATTTATTATACGAAATTCATGGAGTTCTCAATGGGGAGACGGTGGATATACATATTATAAATTTGTAGATTGGGGATTCCATTGGGAAGTTTGGACAACTATCGATGCAGATACATCTCAAGATAAACTCGAACAAATATCATGTGATAGAGTAGGATTTCTTAGAAAATTATTTCATAGAAGAATTAGACAATATTAATGAGAAAATTTTCATCCATAGAAGATTGGGAAAAAAACCAGGAGAGAATTTTACGTTTGCGTGATACTTTAACTCTTAATATAGAAGCAGGGTTAGAACATTATGCAAAATTTATAGATTATGAATCTATTGAATATCACGAAGGAGACGAACAAAGTACTTTTTACATAAATCTACTTATTCCGAAAAATGATCCAATTGTTAAAGATCAAAACAAACAATCTATAAAAGATGAAATTTTTATCTATATTGGTAGTAGTTCATACACTGGTCCAGGGGGTCCTTATGAGAAAACATCTGTATATGTAAAAGATATGAAAACCGTTTGGAAAGTATACATTACAAAAAATTGGGGATATGATATATAAAAAAATAACCACTTGAATAATGACACAGATTGCTCCAATTAGAAAAGTTTTTAATATAATAGATTCTTGTGAAAATTCCCAACAATTAAGAACTTGTATGAAACTTGCTGAATATTATACACAAATGGTTAAAGAAAAAGGAGTTGTCAATCATTCTTTAGTTAAAGAAACAATATACATTCGTATTAATGAGAAGAAAGAAGAATTAGGATTGGCTAATAAATTTCATGGAAAAATACAAAAGAAAAAAATAGCATTTCAAGATATTGAAAAAGAATTAACTGAAAATTTTTCATGAAAGCAAAATTTGTAAATGAAACCTTACAGGATATTTTCAAACCTAAAACAGAACAAGAGGTTCAATCTTTGTTCAATAAGGCATTTAAAAAATATCATCAATACATTGTAAAAGAAACTCCATCATATGCAATATTTCAATTTGACATAGATAACGAAGAAGTATTACAAGATTTTTGGAAATTTAATGTATTATGGGCTTCTAGAACTCCATTTGCAATGCCTTTAAATCAAGCAAGAAAATATATGGAACAATATTATAAAGAGTTTGGTCCATTTATTCTTGTTATAGATAAATTAGATTCTAAATTTTATTTAACCCAACGTAAAGCCCCATTTGTAACGGATATGATAAATGACAGAATGTTAGGAAAATTGGGGGACCAAGTTACAGGAGAAAATTTTTTGAAAAAGTATAATTTTTGAAAAAAAACATTAAAAAATTTTTTTATTTGAAAAAAGTGATTATATTTGCACTATCTATCAAAACTTTTTGTGGGCGAGTGTATATATAATAATATTAAAAATGATTTAAAAAGCGATAAAGATTTTCAAAGATGATGGCAACGTATTTAACATATAGCCCCTTTAGTTTACCACAACAACTTTGTGAAGAGCTATTTTATGCTCTTAAGGAGGGAAAGTATAGTGGTTAAGTAGGTTGTCATACTCTATATAACTTCTTCACCCTCCTCACGAAAGTCTGGAGGGTTTTTTTTTTGGTTCTTTGACATATTGGTAA